TTCATCAGTTTTAAACCAAGCGGCTAAAGCTGAATAAGGATGCTCATCAAAAGGTACGCTCATTAGTTTTCTATCTGTAGATCCCCAAGTAAACGTTCTTTGATCTGATGATAATCTTAATATACCCATTTCAGTAGCTTTTATACCAAAATTTCTAAGATGTATGTTTTCATCAGTAACTAATTCTAAGAATAATCTAGGATTCTTTTTAGCAAATACTAATAAATCTCTTTTAAGCTCCTTAGAACTCATCTCTGTTACCTTAGAACCGATTTCAACACGCATAACAGCTTCTGCCATATCTAAATCTAAAGACATTGCAGCGTTTAAAGCTTCTATTTCCATTTCTATACTTGTAACCTCATATTCAGCTATAGCTTGAGGTTTTAGCTCATAGTATAAAACATCTTTCTGCGGGTGGTACAAAGATAAAAGTTTTTGTAAAACCGTTTTGTTTTTTGGAACGTGTAAAACTCCGTTTCTAAATATAATATGAGATAATCTTTGATCACCTTTCATTTCATCTACGAAACAAGTTCTTTGGTTTTCACAATATTTTAATTCTCTTTCATATCCTTTTTCTTCATCAAACCAATAAATACCAGCTGCTTTAATAGATTTACTTAAAGGTTTTTTTCCACTTTTTAACAAGTAAGATCTTTCTTTTATCTCCCACTCTGGTTTTTTAGGTTCAACTTTTTTAGGTTTTGGTGTTTCAACAACTGGTGTTTCAACAACAGGTACCTCTACCTCTTCTTTTTTTGCTTTTTTTGCCATAATATAATATAATAAAAGTTAATAAAATAAAAGGCCGAGGCCGAAGCCCCGGTCTTTTAATATAATAAGTGCTTAGTTCATTAACATGAAGTTGTTAGCACCTTGAACAACCATACATCTTTCAGATAGGAAGTTCACTGTCATTGCATCTAAGTCAGATGTTACAGCTCCAACAGAACCAGTAATCCAAGTTTTCATTTGTCTTGATTCAGTTTGAGAAGCTCTATATCTAACATGTAAGAAAGGACGTTTCATATTCTTACCTAACATTTCATCATAAACTGAAGAAACACCAGCAGGAATAATAACACCTCTGATAGCCTCACCACCAGTAGCACCTTCGTTAATACCACCTCTAGTAGATAAGTCATTTAAGTATTTCCAGTCAGACTTGTAGAAGTCATAAGAACCTCTTCTGAAACCAGAGAAACCTAAGTTAAGTGCCATATCTTCGTCGTTTTCAAATACTCCGTATGAAGTACCTCCAGCTCCGTAAGAGTTCATTGAAGCAAGCATGTCATCAAAAGCAAGAGCTGTAGCTCTGTTTACAAACATCATGTTTTCTTCAATAGCACCGTTTTTATCAAACTCAGCTAATATAGCATCAAACTCTGCTAAATCAGTAGCAGGATTAACACCAGTTACACCAGAAGTTTGGTGACCTCTAGAAGTAATAGCAGCGAATAAACCTTCAGTACCTGCAGTACCAGCACCACCATCAGTTGGTAATGCAATATCAGATCCAGCAGCAACTAGCTCTGATTCAATCATACTCATTTCTAAGTAGTCAGTAAATCTTGCTCTAGTGTCACCTTCTGCTTTTAAGTACCAGTAGTAACCTGATTGTCCATCTTCACCAGAAACTTCAACCCAACCAATTTGAGATACATCAGATCCTGAAACCTCGTACATATCTTTTAATATAATTGGCTTGTTAGTAAACGTAGTGAACTGTGGCTCGTTAGCTCTACCACCTACGTAAGCAGTTCCTTTAGCATTTTCAGAACCAAATACTAATATTCTACAGTCATTATCAGTATCAGCAAAACCTAAATCACTTAAGTGTTGCGCAGCGTATGGTTGAACAGTAATAGTACCAGCTCCACCCGCGCCTAATGCAGGAGCAACGCTTACACGAGCTGTAACAGTTTGTCCACCACCCGCGATTAATACTTGATCACCAACTCTAATACCGTGGTTAGTAGTTTGTGCTACACCATCAATATTATGAGTAATATCAATAGTACTAGCAGATGCGTCGTTAATATCGCATCTATAAGATAGATGTAATCTACCTTGTTCTGACCAAATAACTTGATCAGCTGACATAGCTTCCTCAGCACTAACTTGAGATAAGAAACCTGATATAGTTCTTTTACCAAAAACCTCAGCTTCTTTTTCCATTAAGTCAGGTAAGTACTGCTGTGCCCATCCATTGTTTTGGATGTCCAAATAATTCTCAGAAGTAGCAGCTTGTATAGAAGCTCCTCTAGTCTGAGTTGCTGGAGTAATTGCCATTTTTAAATAGTTTTTTAATTAATAATTTATTTTCTTTTCTTAAACTTAAATTTAGCCACGCCACTATTGTCATCTGGGTTTAACACCCTTATTTTCATTCCACCTGCTTCAATAACACCGTGTTGTTGTCTTGGTGCCATATCAACATTTTTAGATTTAGAGATGCTTTCTTTCAAAGCATCAGCTTTACCTTGTTCATAAAAATGATTAGCAATAGCATCAGAGTTCATAGCGGTAAACAAACCTTTATGATAACCCGCAGCGTTTTCCATTTGATTGTTTTTGTTCAAGAACTTCTTGACAAAATTATTAATGTCAACTTGCGTATTCTTAGTTCCTTCAACGTCGTTTATTTTGTATCTATAAACTTTGTCCCCAACTTTGTAATCAAAACCTTGAAAATCATTGGTAAAAACTTCGTTCGTTTTATTAATAAACTCTTGTTGAGCCTCTTGTTGAACCTTTTGCATGTTTTGTGACTCTTTATAAAACCTTAAAGCTTCGCTTTGTTCTTCTGTAAGATTAGCACCCATTTTAAGGTCATCATAATATTTGGATTTTACACTTTCCAAGTGTTGCTTTGCTTGAGCAACTTGCTCCTTCAAAGCTAATTTTTTTCTTTTTATAGCTTTTTCATCGTCAAAACCTTCATCATATTTAAACTCTTCGTCCATTAAAAAAGTTATTTCATCTTCATTTAAGTGTGGCTTTTGATCTCTATAGTAAGCTCTTACTAAATCATCATTGTCCCACTCATCATAGTTTTGATTTAACCTAACATAGTCTTGAACATCGCCACCAGTGTCTTTCATAAAACTAACTAGTTTTTGTATGTTTTCTGGTAACTCTGGTTGAGGCGGTAGTTGTACTTTAGGTTCTTCTATTTTTACTTCTTCCAAAACCTCTTCTGTTTTTAAAGGCTCAGTAACAACCTCTTCAACAACAGGTTGTTCTACAACTGGCTCTTCTTCTTTTTTTGAAAGATCTACTTTGTAAATCTCTGGTTCTACAACAGATATTTTAGGTTTCTTTATTTTTATTTTTTCAACTTTTTCTTCAGCTTTAGGCTGTTCTTTGTTTGTAGTTTCTTCAACTACGTTTTCTTTGTTTTCTTCCATAATATAATAAAATAATAGTTAATAATGTTATTGACCTAAATTTCTAGCTGTTAATCTAGGTGCTTTCATAGCTTGTTCTTCTTTTGGTGTTTCAAAAACTTTTGGCCCACTGTCTTTTTTTCTTTGGTCTATTAGTTGACTTTGTTGTGTTGCTTGAATTTTTGTTCTTTCGTCTTTACGATCTTCTTTGCTATCTTCTTTTACTTTCATAGCATCAGCATTAAGTTTAGCTAATCTTATTTGCATTTCAAACTCGTGATTTAAAAGATCTTTCTTTATTTGAGCTTCACGTGTCATTCTTTCTGCTTCGTATTGAGCTTTTATTTGTTCTAACTGTTGCATAGACTGAGACTCAGACTGTTTCTTTTGTATTTCCATTTGAGCAGAAGCTTGTTGAGCTTGTATTTGAGCTTGGTTTTGCATTTCTATTTGCTGCTTTTTCATTTTTTGATCTCTTTCTAACTTCTTTTTTCTACGAAGTTTTAGCATTTGATTTGCAAGTTTTACACTTCTTATTTCTCTAACATCAATAGCGTCTTCTAAGTCTATACTTTGTTGTGCTATAGCAGCTTGTATATTGTTTTCTAACAGCTGTTTTTCCTCTTCATCAGGCATTAGATCTATAAATATACCAAAGTCTCTAAGATGTAATTCTTTCATTTCATCTAGAGTTGCAACATTATGAGCACCTATCTGTTGTATAAACGCGTCTTTAGTAGGTGAATATTCTATAATATCTGATATTCTTAATGATAACTGTTCTGCTATTTCTTGAGTTATAAATAAACCAGCTTGTAATATATGTCTTGTAGCTGTATTACTATTTGCAGCAGCTAATTTTTGCACACCAACTAAAGAGTATTTATCTGGAGTAGCAGCATCTCTAGCTTCGTTTAAACCTGTTGTGTCTCTAATCATTTGTAGATAGTAATTGTAAGTTTGTATTAAACTCTGCATTTTACCACCACCGTTATTAGTTTGTATTTCTTGTATAGGCATTTTACCAGGATTCATATCACCGTCAGAAGTAAAACTTCTACCAATAATACTACCTGTTTGAAAGTACATGTTTAAAGCCTCTTGAGGGTTGTAGTTTGTACCATTACCTAAATCTATCTCAGCCAAACCATCAGCATCTAAATAAATACCATCTGGCACCAACCTGGCCATTACCTGTTGTAGTTTTAAATGAGTAAGCTGTATCATGTCAGCAAAACCTGTTATTCTACTAACTAAACTTTCTATTCTACCATTGTACATCCTAGGCGCAACTATAGTGTAATTCATTTTTACTTTAGTAACGTCTGATTTAGGCCTCATCATATTTTTAGCCATACCCCACTTTAAAAGTTTATCAGTACCTAAAACTAAAGCTCCTTCAAATAAAACTTCAATACATCTTTTTAACGCTATAAAATCACCCTCCATTTCTTGAGGTGGGTTAAACTGATCATCTTTTTCTATAGCTTTTTTACCTCCAGTTTTTGTTTCTTTCATTTTGTATACTTCGTTAGTATACGTTTTATAATTAAAGTACAAAACTTTTATTTTGTTTGAATCATCATTGTCTCTAGCGCTAAAATTACCACCGTAATCATAAGCATAGTTATAGTTGTTTTTTATTATATCTTCTAGATCTTCGTGTTTTAAATCAGGGAACTGCTTTACTAATTCGTTAATAGGTATTTCTTTTACTTCACCCACATAATATATATCTTCAAAATAAGGTGATTCAGTGTAAGAATAAACTAAACTAGCTGGGTCAACGTATTCTACTTTTACGCCTTCAGATGCGTTAAAAGAAGTTTTTGTTGCTCCCATGCCTAAAACAGTTAAATCATAGTAAAATTGTTTTTTAATCAACTCATATCTGTTGGCCTCTAACAATGTGTTTATAGCTTGTTCTTCGGCTATTTCTACAGCTTGCTTGTAACTTAGTTGCATGTGTAGCTCTAGCTCTTCTTCAGAGCCTGGTATTTTCATTTTGTCATTTTCATTAACACTCATACCTAAAGTCTCTTCAACTAGCTCATTTAAACTTTTTGTTTGCATATCACCTAACAAAGAGTCCATATATTCAGTTCTTTGACTTACTCCAAAAGGATCTTGAGAAAAAGCTTTTATATCGTACATTCTCTCTGATATACCGTTAACAACAATATCAACAAATTTAGGTATAATAGGTACTGGTTTCCAGTCTAGGTTTAGATAACTTAAATCACCGTTTATAGATAATTCATCTTTATATTTTTGTATTGACTGTTCTCCTCTAGCGTATAATCTTAATCTATGAAAATCATTGTAAGCATTTAAATACTTACTTCTATAGTTAGTTCTATCGAACCACTCTTTTTCTATAGCTTTACCAACTTGCAGACCATAATCAGTAGTCATCTTTTCAAGATCACTAACAACTTGGCTTGGAAAACCTCCTGTCATACCTGCTTTTCTCATATTTGCTATTTAATTAATTGTGAAGTATTACCTTTGTTATTATACTTTGCAATACTTATGTTTATTTTTGGTTTTTCTATTTTAGGGTTAGGCGCATACAAATGTCTATTACAAGCCATAACCGCTAAGCCACTACTTATAGTAGCATCAAACTTTGTTCTTTTTGTTATATCAAACTTAGACCAATCGTTTAAAGTTCTATTAAAATATATATTACCATACACACCATCTCCTAAATGACCAACGTGTTGTTGTATATAAGTTTCTATAGCTGCAGCGTGAGCTTGTTTAATATCTTCACTTGAATTAGGTATGCCGCCTATTTCTTTTTCAGCTGTAGATAATTTATTCCAAGATTTATCAGGTCTATTCATACTAAAACCTCTATAACCTCTACGTCTTAAATAATACAATAATCTTGGTTTATTGTTTTCTGCCAACAATGGCATACCATAAAAAACTAATGACATTAAAACGTCTTCAAAAAATATATCTGCTGTAGCTGGTCTAGCTATATATTCTAAGAAAAAGTGGTTTGGCGGAGCGTCTTCCATACTAAACTTTGTTAAACCATGTAAAGCCCCATTAGAACCTCTTCTGTCTACAGTTCCTGATATATCGTAACTGTCACAACCAAAAGCACCCATGTGTTCGTTGCCTGGGTACTTTACACCATTTTTCAAAATAATCTTGTTTTGCAAATGATTTGGTGGAACCCAGCTTATTTTAAACCTACCTTTTTGATCAGGATAAAATATAACTTGCGTGTCTTTTACACCATTTACCCATTGAAAATTACCAGTAGAAACATTTGCTACAGAGCCAACACCCTCGTTATAATCTATTTGTTCGTATATTTTTACTAAGTTAAATATACTATTTTTTGTTTCATCTCTAAACGCATGCTCTTCGGTTCTTGGAAACTGCCTGTAAAATTCATTTAGAGCGTCTTGATCATCTTTTAAGCCTTCAGCTTCATTTTCC